TCCTATTACTGCTCCAAAATCATAATCACTCCAGATTTCTGTTCCCGCTTCTAAAAATTCAAATTCTTCAACTTCTTTTTCTTCTTCTTGATGTTCTTTCCATAGTATAGCATTATGATAAGAATATTTATCCATTCCATAATGATAAGGATATAAACTTCCCCACGCATGTAACCAAAAATTTTCTGTATATTTATAATAGTCTAAACCAAGTGATACTGATATTTCTCTTTGATTTCCTAATGCCTTTGTTTGTTTATTAAACCAATTCTCTAATAATCTCGGAAAATGATATTGATAAAATTCTCTATCAGTCATTGCCATTAAATTACCATTTGTATCATACCATCTCCAATCGTGTCCTACCCAACCAATATACTCACCGGTTTTATTATCATAAATTGCTATTCCACCATCATTCTCATCATCAATAACACCATCATTATTAATATCACCTAAATATCCTTTATCATCTACACCAAACTCATCTTCTGCGAAATCCCACCAATTCCCAGTATACCAACTTGAATCAATAATTGTTGGTGCGAATCCATAAACTGGATGTGACCTGCCACTCAATCCAAATGAAACATTAAAACTACCATTATCAGTAATAAATTCTTTTCTTAATCTTAAATCGGCGTGTCCATATCTTAAATCTTCCATCCCCAAATCCATATATTTGAATTTCATAATATACCAATCACCGAGATATCTCAAAGAATATTCTTGACTCGAATGTTCCATATCCCAACGGCGATGTTTCATATACTTTACAAGATATTCCCAACCTGTTACTCTACCTATTGTAGAGGCTTCATTAGGACTAGCATCTGCCATGCCTTTATACCAATCTCCACCTACACCCGCGTTCTTAACACCTCGTTTTGGTTCATAAGGAAATCGAGCGATTTTTCGTATACCAAAAGCTAAATCATAATCAGCTTTTAATTCTCTTTCATCTTTTTGAATTTGTATTTCACCGTTTTGCCAATTTTCATTTCCATCTGCATCCACCATTGATAAACCATATCTATCTTCCTGGTGCATTGGAGATGCTAAATTATATCCCATATACACAGTAGAATATTTAAAAAAGTTAGAAAATACTCCCTCTACTTGACTAAATAAAGAAGTTGTTGATAACAACAATGTAATCAATAGTTTCTTCATTAATTTTTTCTCCGTGTTACTCTATTACTAGACGAATTACTACTTCTACTCGTATTAGAAGTTGACCCATACGATGTTGATGTAGTATTGTTATTTCGTCTTATAACTAAATTAGAATTGGTACTTGTATTTTCTCTTGTCCAAGTTCTTTTATTACTTACAGTATTTGTATTTTTTATAGATTTTTCATTTGTATAATAATATGGGTTATAACTTCTATAATACGGGCTGGTATAATAATTCCAACCATACATATTAGAGTATCTATTCTGATATCCAAATGGTGAACCATACCCGTAATAAGAATAAAACAGTTGATCACTATAATATGTACCTAATGAATATGATGTATAACTATCGTAGCCCCACTCCTTTTCCTCTGTTTCAGGTTTAGGAGTATGAAACATAGCTAATTGTGTATAGCATCCATTCAAGATAACTAAGCTTAATACTAATAGTAATCTTTTCATTTTCTATTTATCTCCACGGCCTGACCGTTTCTTCCATCCACCTGGTTTAAAATGTTTCTCACCCTCATGGTATCCGACATAGTAAGCTACGCTACCAACAACTACCAATCTAACCAGTTGACGAATCTTTTGTCTTTCAGCCATTTCTTTACGGTTATTAACTGGATAATGTTCGCCACGTTTAGAATGAGCTCTACGATGAGCTGCTTCGAATTTTCTCCATTCAGCATCTTGTAGGTGTCTAACTACTACTGCACCTGTTGATTCTTCTTTTACTTCTTCTTTTTCAACCTCTTGTGCCATTAAAGGTAAAGTAAAAGCTGAAATTAAAAAACATGAAATAAATTTCTTCATAATATTGCCTCACTTTGTATATAATTAAATAATTTTACCTACCAATAAATATAATATATACAACTTATAAATCAAATCTAATTACTAAATTTAATGGAGTTTCTAGATCATTTTTGATTGGTCTTGCCAATTTACCTAAAGCAACCAAATTATTAGTGTCATTGTAAAGTCCAATATTTGTGATGTATGGAGCAAAATCGGAATGTGTTACAAAATTGTTAAATGTATCACCAGCATTATAAGTTTGTTTAAAACTCTGTCCCCCAAGAAATTGCCAATAAACAGAAGATCCATAAATTGATGGGCCCCTTCCTTCAAAAGTAGTATCATCGTATCTATATCCTGGTGCAGGTTCATCTCCTGGTGCAAAATATTTATATCTCGTTACACTTTCAGTTGCTGTTGTTATACTTCCACTATAACCTTCTGTTACACTAATGTTCATAGTTTTATTTAAATCACTTGGCATAACCTTACAATTATATTGATGCTGATATATTGTATGTGTAGACCTAAAACTGAATGAATATCCGTCCGCACCGTTTGTTATACCCACATTCCTATAAGAACCGGTTTCTGTAATAGCTACTATACCATGCTTATAAAAAATATTTCCTACTTGACTTCCACTTGCGTCGGCGGTTAAATATGATCTATCGAAACTAGAACTTTTATAATTCGCAAAACTTGAAGAATGTGCCAAATCATAAAGATTTCCATCACCATCATCTATAATTGTTATTGTACTTTCAGTGCTATTATCAACGAGTCTAAAAGAATTGGGTTTTATTTCTTCACCATAGAATTTTTGTGGTATTGTTATAATATTTACACTATCTAATAACTCTCTTTTATTATTATAGATATTCCCTAACCTATAATATAAATTTTCATTATCTATTCTATGTTCTGCCCCAACTACATTTGTTTTACTGCCACCAACATCATAATAATCAGCTAAATATCTTTGAGGTCCATATCCTAGATTTTTATTATAATTGTTTCTGTAAAATAGATGGTGAACACCAAAGTAGGTAGGAATTTTATAGAATGTTTGAATTGGAACTCCATCTCCTTCTGGATCTCCACTGTAATCAGTAAAAGTTTGTGATGCTGCCGTAGCTACATCAAATCCTCTTACACTTCCACTAAGGCCTTCAAGTCCAAATATACCACTTCCACTATCTACATCTGAAAATGAAAATTGTTTATGAACTTTGAATGGTTCAATCGAGATATCGTCTGGTCCGAACTTTCTATAGAAAGACACCGTTTGTCTCCCTTACGTTAAAAATCTAATTTAACTTTAACTATTGCTTCTCTGGCAAATGACTTTAAAATTGGTTTACTAAGTTTAGCTACAGCTAACAGTTCATTAGTGTCATTATAGAGACCCACAGTTGAAATATAAACTTTTGGATCTCTTTCAAATGTCTGTTGAGTTAATGAACCATCTGACGATGTAAAGAATGTAGGATTATTACTAAAATTAAAATCTCTATTATGAACTCTACAGAAATAATGTGTTGAAGAAATATTTTCTTGTCTACGAGCTCTAAAACTAACACCTCGAACTATAGTATCAAACAATCTACCCGCATTATTATTATTTGCATCCGAAGAACTTACTGTTCCTAAGTTCAATTGTCCAGTAGAACCTGAAGCATTCAATGGAGCTGGATGTAAAATTATAGCTCCCATATCTGGATAAAATAATCCGTACCCACCACCAGCTTGAGATGCAGCAGCTGTATTAATAACAGCTGTTCCACTCGAAATAGAACCTGAAACTACATCATAAACCCTACCACCAATATCTACTGATGATAAATCCGCTTTAGAACTATTATCAATTAATTTAACTGTTCCCGCACTTGAACTTAAATGAAGCTCCCATTGGCCTGGATCTATTCTTTCCCTAAATCTCGACCTTCTAAAAGAAAGTACATAAATATCATCAGAATCATAAGGACCTGCAAATGTAAATTTATCATCGGTTGGTCCTAACATTACATTTCCAAATTGATTATAAACAGCTGCAGTTGCTCTATTGCCAGTTGATAATCCAATACCACCTTTAGAACCACTACCACCATCATGACCATAAGCTACACTGAACTGAACTTCTGCGTTTGTATCTGTTGCTGGGTCTGTTTTATATACATCATAAAAATAATCACCACTACTACCACTCTGAGTTGAGGAAGTATAAAAAGCGGTTAGTGTAGTTGATCCACCAGACCACATTCCAGAAGAAACAGTCTGTTTTAGATTTTCTACTATATCACCCGATGTTCCATCTTCCTCAAAAGTAAAAGCTTTAAAAATTTCCGCCATTATAAACTCCTATTAAGTTAATGTAGCCTTGACTGTTAATGGTACTGTAAAAGTAGCTCCAGTTTTATTACCAATCACGGTTAATTGAGTTTTAATTTCAGATGTAAGTGATCTAGATGTAATATTAACTCTCTGTGCAACAACTGTGATACTCCTCTTCTTCTCTTCTTCACTCAAGAAAATTGGAGTCGTTGCTCCTGCCACATTAACTTCTGCACCTTCACCAACAACCATAGTGGCTGCATCTGAATCATGTAAAATAAATGTATATCCATCAGTCGCATCATCACCATTTCTGGTAGTTGGACTCACTGCCTGAGTTACGCCAGCTCGCTGAAAAACATAGGAAGCTACTGCCAATTCAAGTATAGGCATCTTAACTGTATCTTTTGGAAGTGTTACCAATTTATATCTCATAGACTGATTTTCATCTGAAATTGCTTCTAACATAGGCATGTTTTCAATTACAGCTCCATAATAATTTGTTCCATTTGGATGCGTGGTATCCCACAGTGTATAATCTACTTCATCATCAGATAAAGCAAATTTAGTAATTTTAAATTCATTTTCACCCCTTGCTAACAGTTCCCTGCCCTTCCTTGTAAGAACAGCGTCTATTGTAATCGAGGAATTGTCAAGAAATCCCATATTATTTTCTCCTATGATTTGAGCATAATAGATAAACAAGTTAGATAATTTAACTCACTTATAAATATACTCTTTGTTAATTTTTCACACCTTTTAAGTTATTATGCAGCTTTAAGCTTTGATGAACCTCCATCTGCAGTTGTCAATACAGTTGCGTCTCCCATTATTATCTCTACTGGAGATTTTCCATCTGGAGTTGTTTTTTGTGTTTGTAAACATCCATCAAATGCTAAATTTCTTAGTGACTTAACTTGCTGCCACTTAGTATCATATTCCGATGAATAATATGATGAAGAATCTGCATTTAAATGTAATTTATCATCTCTATCCCTATAAATAAGACTATCTTTACTATACAATGGTGGAGCCCCAGATGAAGTATAAAAATAAAGTGTAGATTGATTAAAATCCGATGCTCTAGAACTACTAACAAACGGAATTATTGCTTCAGCAAAAACATAATTAGGTCCTCCTGTATCAACTGAAGCAGTTGCATAAGGAGTGTGTGAATCACCTAATTTATATAAAGTTGGATCTATAAAAGAACTCTGTGAAATGGCTCCTTGATGATAAGGATACAAACCATCATTTCCAGTACTTCCACTTATCACTAATTGTGTTCCATATCTTGTATCTGGTAAAGCTTCTTTATCTGTTTCTCTTGTTATTGAAATTGACCCAGAAAAATATTCGTTAGAGGATGAAGGTGGGCCATTAAATACCCTCACCTTTGGTCTTTCAAATATATTTGGTTCTATGACAACACCAAGAGTAGATTTAGTTCTTGCGGGCAATAAATCTACAAGTTGTTCAAATATAGAAAAGTCATAAAATTTTAATAGTCTAAGATAATCCCAAAAATTGTTTGGGCCTGTATATTTCTGCCAATAAGTTTCTCTAACTCCAGATAATCCCCTGTATTCATATTCATATAAATCTCTTGGATCTCCAATATACTGATTAAAATCTAAATCTGCAACAGAAAATTGAATATCTTCATTGACCACATCAACTGGTGAAAAATATAATCCAACTTTATTTGAATCATTTGGTGCAAAATCAAACGCACTTACTTCAGACCGTTTATCAACACTTAACTGGCCGCTTTCTAATACATTACTTTCTATTCTTATTTTACTTCCTAATCTTCTACTTGGGCCATTGTTCGGAACAAACATTTGCATTTTATCACTAATATTTGAATAATTGGTCTCATTTGCAAATCCGAATGCACTACCAGTTTGTGTAAATGTTTGATTTGCAGAAGTATCTCTTATTTCATTATCGATAGAATGGTTTTTTGCTTCATTAAATGAATATCTCGTAATCAATTCTGTGTAAGAAGCCGAAGGACTATTTCCATCATATGCTTTTGCTGCTTTAACATGATTATCAAATCTAGACTCACTTAACGCAGAATTCCATACTCTAAATTCTTGCATAGAACCACTTAAAGGAGCTCCGAAAGTTGTTAAATAATCAACTCCCCCTCCAGATCCCGTCCGGCCTCCCAAATAAAGTGCAGAATCCGCGGTGAAAGATTCATTGTATGACTGAGTTGCCTGTTTTATAGATCCAGTCTGTCCTTGTTCTAACATTATATAAAAACCAGTTTCTATTGCTAAATTGTCTCCACCTTCAGTATCTATATTATCCGTATCACCTAAAAAGGATTCCGTAGCACTTCCATATAAATTAATTCTTCCAAATCCCTGATCGTACTTCTTTACAAAAAGTTTATATCTAATATCTTGTGATGCGTGGTCAGCTCCAAGTGGTGTATCACTAAAAGAATCATCTGCTTCTTCTCTTCTTAACATTACATTCCACCACTCTCCATCATAAACCGGTAATTGTGATGAAGATACTTCTCTAACTCCATCAGAACCAGAAAACATCAACGAAACGTGTCCTCTATTATCAGTAGAATTATTTTCTTTCAATCGAATAACCCAACCTGTACTGCCGGAAATTGCAAGACCACCAGAACTTTCTGTTCTTACTTCTGATTGAAGTAAAATCTGACTTGAACCTGTTGCAGTCTTAAATCTAAATTCTACTGTATCTGGTTTTCGACCAGTTTGATATGCCCCCTCATCATTATCACTCCAAAGTGTTTTGACATATTGACTGCCCTTAAAGTCAATTGCCTTTGTAAATCTTCGTGTAATACCATAAGATAATTTTGAAGTTTGTGTGTCTTGTAAATCTGGTCCACCATATTCTCTTATTCTTAATATAGAGGATGGTATACCATAACAATTTATAAGTGCTCTAAGAGCTTTCTCTGTTCCCTTAGTTTTTATAAAGTAAGGATTATTTTCAACAATTCTTTTCCAAATTTCTCTCGAAATATCTTTTTCTGGAGTTACTGACCTTACACTTGGATCAGAACCTGTTATTTCTTTTCCTAAAACATATCTAGGTAAATTAATAATATCCTTATTTGTCTTTAAAGTTATTCCAAGTGACTTCCCTACATTATAAACCAAGTCCTTTGAATATCCTCTATTCAACTCTCTCCGTCTATCGTGAATGGACTCCATATTTTTAACATACATCCAAACATTATCAAAATGTTGTCCCGACATCTTCATCATTTTCAAAAATGGTTCATTCTCAGTGTCATCTGTTATATGATTTGGTAACATATTCATAAAGCTACCATCGTTCTCTATATCATATAATGAAGCAGTTTCTATTTGCCTATCATACCATACGCTTGCCTGAGATGAAGTAGTTGCTGCTAAAATATAAGGGCTTGATTTTGTTCCGTCACCGCTTGTTTTTGGCCAAGCCGCATCATTATAAAGTATATTTTTTGACCCAGTAGTAAAGGAAGAACTTTCAAAATACAAATACTGTTCATAACCATCAAAACTGTTAATCATTTGTCTTTTACTTACATTTTGTTTAGATACATCAACTCCAGATCCTGTTATCGTTCCGAAGTGAGTACTTTGACTTGTAGCACTTTCTATTTGTTCTAATTTATATTTAAAATTCTGAAGTCTTTGTTTTGCTGAACTGAAATTAACAAAGTTTTCATATTTGTCGTATTCAACATTTAACAACGATGTTTTAGCGAAACTGCCACTAAGAAGTTCATTCTCTATTTCTTCTTTAATATCATCATCCGCTGTTACAATATCATCATAAGTTTGAAATACCGTTTCCCTCCTTCCAACTGGACTATCTATCACATCCATATTTGGAGATCGTAAAACAAGAGTTCCTACTTCTTGATCTATAAATGGAATTATAACAATTTCATCTTCATATGGATCTGCCATTTCCTTTACAACATAACAATAATCTTTTTCAGATATTCCTGCTGGTAATGGGTCATATAACTTATAAATTATAGAATGTGGATATTCTTCAAAAGTTGTATCATCTCTTTGCCAATTTACAGCTAATGCTAAATGATTGTCAAAATGTAATAAAGTTGTAAGGTCTTTTTTAGCCTTTATTCTATAAGCAGTTTTCCATTTACTAAATTTTTGGTTCTCTGTTAGTACGTTTAATCCACTTTCTTCAAATGCAATTCCAAGTTCAGTTCTCTTATCCTCATAAGAATCTGCAACTCGTATAGTATCTCTATCAATTACCTCTGTTATTTTTGATTCAAATTTAAGTTTCTTTCCATCCTTTTCATATGCGTCCCAAATAACAAGTTTTCCCCCAATCATTTTTTTTGTAAACCCCATATCATCATTTCTTAAATCAGCATCAAGTTTAGTTTTATCTTTTAAATCGAATTGAATGTCCCCCCACCCAGCGTCCATAATAGGCGTATATTTTCTATGAGTTTCTGCTAACTCAAAAAATTCACTTTTATAAGTTTCATCATTTATATAAGAAGGAACTAAACGAACTTCAGTTCTTGAAGGAGAAATTTGATCTATATAATATTTATTCTCTTTTAAAAATAATTCTTTACCACGATCTGCAGCTACCTTTTCTCCTGCAAAAATTCTTCCATCTTCATCAACCCACTTTTTACCAGAATAAATATTTCCTTCACCGTCCAATAAAACATCTGAATCTGATCCTCCCAATCGTCTAAAGAAATAATATTTAACTTTATATTTACCGCTTCTATAATCAAGATTTCTTAAATCCCTACCTGGTTTTAAAATTATTTCTTTATTTTTAACTTCAAAATCGGATGCAATCCCAGTATTAAGATATGTATCGTCCATATCATAGACATTAAATTCTACAAAGTCATTTAGGTCTGATCCAAAAATAGGGAATTCATAACCATAAGCTCCAACTTCTCTAACTGCACCAAACCCTAAAAGTTTGCTATCTTTTTCTTTTATTTCTATTGGCATATTTTTAACTTACAAGTTCTGTAATTTGTCTTTTTATGATATTATCTAATTCCGAATCTCTTCTATAAATTGCCTTTTGATTGGGAGCGGCAACTGTTTGGGTAGGATCTTCAAGTGCTTCCTTTGTATTAATATCTTCAAAGGCCAACATAGCTCCAAACTCGTCCCTTATTGTCGGCACAGCATTTGCAGATGCAAGACTTGCCATCTTTTCTCTTGCTGTATTAAGTTTATTTTGATATTCTATTTCATCTGCTACGTGAAGATGTTGATAATATGCATTTTTTTTAAGTTCATCTATTGTATAAGGCATTTTATCTCACCACTTTAAATTCAAAGTCCTCATCAAAATATTGATCTGTCTCATCTGCAGTTCCACTACCACTTTGTACTCTATATGTAAGTCTATAGTACCTTTCTGGTTGTAATCCATTCATCCAAAAATTAAAATAATTTCCACTTGAATCACAACTAAGTCTTGAACCACTTCCAAACGGAACTATTTCATCTTCAGTTAAAGCGTCTCGAACTGAATAAAAAGAACTTGCACTTGGTAATGCTTTAACAACCAAATTATCTGATGTAGTGGAAAATGTTTTTTCGGGATATCTTTCTCTACCTACTAATCTAAATCTCACTTTAGAATTTTCTTTATACTCAGGTCTTAAACCTTTCATATAAAGAACCATATCTTCTAAGTTCGTTGTTGATAATGACGCAGTTAATGATCCCGTAACCCATTTAGAATCATCCCACATAACCTCAAGTTTCGGGGGATAAATTGTATGTGTATCTCTTGAAAAAAATTTAAAATGTCCCAGTCGAGTTGAATTTCCTTCTGACGCTGATGCATTTAAATTTCCAATACTACCACTTCTCTTAACTATAAATCCTTCGTTTGGATAAGCTGAACTTGACTTTATCCAATGGTTTACAATATCCGTAACTTCCATTCTCATATCAGTTGTTTCATGGTCATAGGATTGTGAAGCTTCAAACCCACTTCCACTAAACCAAGTACCACCTGTATTATTAGAACCACTTATCCATTGATCACCTTCAGTTTCACCTGTTCTATATCTCCAGCTAACTCCTTCAGTAGTTTTTGGACTGTCATAAAATTTACCTTCCCCCATAGTCCAACTCTGACTAACTGGATATGCATATAAAAGATCATCAGTAGTTAATTCACTTGGATTGGCATCATATAAATTTAAATAATATTTAGTTTTATTTACACCTGTATTGTTTGCTGGAATTACACCACTCTGAATTGATTCTGAAATTGTAGTCAGGTCAAATTTAATTAAAATACGAGACACATTTACAACGGTTGCTGTATCATTCATGTGTTTAGAAACTTCAATGATTTCATCAAGACCAGTATTTTGACTCTGTGTTACTGTTCCTTCATAAAGTGTAGCGTCTTTTTGTGCAAATTCAAAATAGTGCATTTACATCACTCCTATTATCTAACGGTTACGTCTGCGTCTCCAACAGCTCGTCCTTCAATATCATTATTGGGATATTTAATTTCAAAAATACTCGGGTCCATTGATGGATAAATTACTCCATTCTTTGTAGCAGAATCTATATCATACATATTTCCTGAATATCCATCTGACTTTTTCCATTTATTTGTTATTATTACGGGCATACTATTTGGATTATCATCAACTGGTGGAATTGCAGAAGCGACCCCCTCTACTTGATAAAGTCTATTTGCTATTTCTGCTGCCATTATAGGTTGATTTATTTGCCTCTTTTCAATATCAAAATATTTCTTTACTTCATCTATACATTTCAATACAACTTCATTCTTATTATATCCTCTCATTACCATAACAGTAAATTTAACTCCAACATTAATAATCCAAGCATCTTTAATATTAATAGAATCAGTCACCATTCTAAATTGGTTTATATAATTCCTAAGATTTTCTTTAACTGCTCTATTCAACCTTGTTAATTTTGTACTAGAATCATATCCAAGAACATACATATTCAAAGCCAATGGATTTGGAATTCTTGTAGTTATTTGTCCAAGTGGTTTTCCAAGATCTTCTGCAGTAACTTCTCTATTTTTACCACCAATATTTTCCGTTGAAAATTCTAACTGTTCATCGGGAACTAAATAAACTTTTGCTATATTACCATACTTAGGTGGTAATGTATAGGCTCTAAGAATATAATCTTCCTTAGTAACCGATCTACCTTGTGCCTGAAAATAAGCAAGTGCATTCGTTCTAATTTCTGTATTAGTTTCTGTTCCCCTACCTCCTGTAGCAGGAATTGGGTTAGTTATTCCAACTGAATCTTTAGCAGTTTGAACTTTAGTTGTATCAAGACCATCTTCATCTATATCATAACTTATAGATGTTACATTTACTATATCTCCTTGTGCAACGTTATCTTCAACACCACCACCATAAGAATACTTTACAGTTAAAGTTGTATTGGATGGTGATTGTCCATAAGCCTCTGTTTTTAAGAAATTGGTTGGATCAAAAAATTCATTTAATTTTGTTGGACTTCCTGGAAGATTAGAACCAACTTCCGTTGGATTTGGAATAATTTCTTCGTCTGCATTAGATGATATTCCAGCTCCAAATCTTAATTCTGTTCTAGTATCACCCCTAGTATAAGTTGTAAATCTTCGTGGTGTCTTAACAAGTTTTAAAAGATATGGAACATCACTACTGTATTGTGCTAAATCCGTATCTTCTTTTGCAGTATTTTCTACATCTGCATAGATTGTATCTTGTGCCAGAAATGGAACTTCATACCACTTATTATTATCACTGTCAGTAACACTTATAACTTCTAAAACATTCTCATTACCAAGAATTATCCTATCATATTGTTCTGCAGATGCAAATACAAATTCTTCACTAGTTACATTTCCACTAACTACTCTCACACTTTTTTGTAACAAGTATGTAGATGGAGCACCTGCAGCATAATCAAAAATTTCAACTGACATTGGACTAAAGGATCCCGAATACTTAAAAGTAACATCTTCAGTTGTTCTAAATGTTACTCCAGTTGATGAACCCTGAACTAACATTCCTTCTGGTATCTTCAACCCATAATCCAAATCTGGTTTAACATTTACTCCTGTTCCAGTAGATGGAACTGTTTGAAACACATCAACTGTCGCTGATGCTGGAGCTGATAATCTTGGTTTATATCCAAGAGACTGAGCAATTTTAAATATAGAAGTTCTTTCTTCGGAGTATGCCAACATAGATTCTTTAAATTGATTATCTATGTAATATGAAAGAACATCTCCTACATATGATGCCATTTCAATAAACATCATTCCAGGAGATGATTCATTAAAATCATTATATGTATTTGGAAAATATATCTTAGCAAATTCAATCAAATCATTTCTAAATGTTTGAAAATCTTTATTTAAGTATCTTACTTCCTTACTGATATTCTTTGCTGGCATTCAAATTCTCCTAAAATCCTACTGGCAATATAAACGTTAATTCTTCAAGTCGTTCTGGCTCAAACTCCAAACCAAATCTTAGTTTAATATTGGCTTCATTCTTTGTCTGAGCATCATATGCATCAGGTTCTTGTATTTCTATACTGTCAAGAGTAATATATGGCAACCATTGATCTATCGCATCTCTAATTGCCGTTTCCACTTCATCTACAAAATCATCATCTACTTGTTCAAATAAAAGATGATGTAATCTTGAACCAAATTCTGGTTGATTCACTCTTTCTCCAGGAATAGTCAACAATAAGTTTCTGATGTTGTGTCCTGCCTGTTCTAATGAAGTTTTAGTTTGTTTAAAAAATCCTTTAGAACTATGGCCAAGAGGCAACCCAATTCCTATAAAGGTATCGGGATCTAAATCTTTTTCTCTTGCACTCTTAGGCATTGTCTTCTCTTGCTTTATCCATTTCCTTTAATTTACCCATTACTGCACTGTAATCCTTTGTTAGTGCAGTGACAACATCTTCTGGAACATCATCTACTGATTTTCCCATATCCTTAATGGTTGTTACTGCAGCAACTTCTCTTTTTCTTTCATCGTTGCCACCAACCTCATTTCCATATCCAACAAGTTCTGCCATTCTATCTGATGTAAATGTTCCGCCACCCAAAGTTGGATAAGGTTCAGTACCATCTCCCTGTGGAATTCCGCCTTCAGTCTCATTTAATATTTCATTCAAAGCTTGATTTCCAGTATAAAATACTTCCTTTTTCTTTTTAGGTTTTGTAACTTTTTTCTTTAAAGATTTCGTAGGAACAACTTTCTTCAATTCAATAGATTTATCTTCGTTAATAAATATCCTATTTATTTCTTTTTTGATTTCTCTACGAGCTATCTCTGTTATTAACTTAACCAAATCGTTTTTTGTTAATGTGGCCATTTTTTCATCTCCCTTTTATTTACTTTAATTCCTTTAAACTTGATTCTATACTTTTTAATCTTTTACCAATAGATTTAAGGTCTCCGCCAACTCGCTTTGGAATATTTTTTACTTTATTTAATTTATTTTGAGCAACTTCTCTCAATAATAATGCAGCTGCATTTGGAGCTCCTGGGCCTATAAGAGATAACACTTTTTGAACTTTAATTACTTTTTTAGCTAACTTAATGGCCTTTTTAATTTTATCTATTACCTTATTTATTTTTTTAACTGCATCTGCAACTGGACCAATTTCTTTTGTAGTATCATCAACTTCTGATTTTATATCTGCCTTTGGCACTCCTCGTCTTTTTGCTCTAACTAAATCAGCTAATCTATTATCTATTTCAACTACTTTATCACCTAAATCTTGAGCTCCATCTATTATATCTCCCAATAATCCCATACTATTTTACCTTATATTGTTTTAACAAACTTACTTAAAAAATTAACACCCAAATTTAACTGTATTTGATCTAATCCAATATATATTTCTTCAAGAGCTTTTAATTTTTTTCCTGGCAAATCAGAAAGTGGACCTCCCCCAGCATATGTAAGTCGCTTCAATAATTTTATAAGATCATTCAACATATCCACCAACTGTTCCCCCTTCACAACAGGCTCTAATGCTGGGTCTCCAATTATAGATCCATATTCCCATTTATCTTTATTATATTTTTTCTCATACTTATCTTTTACCAAAAGTCCTGATTTAGAACTGTCTCCTAATGCAACACTTCCAAGTCCCCCCTCTTTAGAAGTAATTGTTACCACTCCAGGCCAGGAACCTTCATCTGGATTAGTTTCAAGGCTACCTTTCCCTAATACTACTTCTGGACTATTAAAATTTACCCGTTTATCTGCATCAACTGTAAAAGACCACTTTGTAGACCAACCAATTCCATTTGCAGCATATCCAAAAATTTCGTTTTGTTTTGAATTAAAAATAATTCTATCTGAATTAATAATAACTTGTTTACCACCATCTTGAGCTCCTTTGTCCTCATGAACTTTAGACATATTTCTATGGTCTGTTGCATTAGAAAGGCCTGTATTTAAATCAACTTCTTCGTCAGTAGTCATCCAAATAGAAGAACCATCTGCATTTATATCTTCTTCTACTGGCTTTTGAAATTCGTCTAAGTAGGAAACATCTACTAAAAATTTATCTCTATCAGTTAATTGTCCAGCTTTTATTTTTATATTTGGTGTCGTTTTTTCCCAATCACCACTACTAAAATTAATTGACTGGCCCTGTCTTCCATGTAATACTACATCACCTAGTTTAGCTTTAACTTGTCTTATACTATCTTCCTTTTTGAATTTACCTACTGTAAAATCTGAAAAGTCTTCTGCAAATGGAGACCAAATCTTAGCTAGTCCAGGAAAAGAATTTGAATTAATAGAATTAAATAAATTTAATTTCTGAGTATAATACATACCTGAAAAGTAATCTTCTGGATCACCGAAATATTTTACTACAATTACATATTCTCCTGGTATAGGATAATCTTTAATGTTTGGTTCTAATGGTCTAATAGGGTCAAGTAAATTATTATCTCCAGGCAAATCCCTCCCACTTACTACTGGCCTGACCGTTATTGCCCCAAAATAAGAATAATCTTTTCCTTCGGGACCATCTGGTAAATCATCATCTTCAAATAAAACTTGCATCACTTCGGCGGGCTCTAACTCATAAAATTCCGGAGTTTTCTGCATTTTTTTCATAAAATTATACGTTTTTCTTGCAGACATCACCGTATCTGGTATTTCTACATATTCGTCTTTTCTATTTACTTTATATGCCATATTAATCTAAGTTAGATACTGATTCTATTTCATTCACTATTTTATCTGAATGTTCTTGTAAATCTTTAACAGTTTCACCCAATCCTCGCATTAATTGTTCTTTCTCATTATCACTTAATCCAAACTCATCTTCGGATCCAGCCCGTTGTTCTGCTGCAATTAGTTTCTGTACAATACCTGCAAGTTTAACTAACTGATCATCGTTCTTAACATTAATGTCGAGATATTCTTTTATCATAGGAACTAACTGAATAGCGCTATTTCCATCCTTAATAAACTTACCAAGTTCTTTTACTAGAATTTCTAGTTGTTCTTTGTTGCGTTTGGAATTATCATAAATATCCCTAAATAAAGAGGATAAGCTCTTACCCTCAAAAATTTCAAATTCTGTGCTCATTGTTTGATTCCTTGATTAGACTACATACTATAACTCAGTTATAAATATATTTAATGTGAAAAATGATTGTTGGGTTTTTAAGATCATATATAAGTATATAAAATCTTTGTTTATACAATATATATGATAATTATTATATGAAATGGAGAAAAGGTCCCCATTTTACTATTAACTAACGGAGAAATAGCCATGGAGGAAATCATCGGTACAGTCAAATCTTGGCTTGACGACCTAGTACACCTACTTATATCTTTTGTCGCAATTGGAGCGGTGGGTGAAGTTTTATTTGGAAGCGGAGTGTTTGGCGTAAATGTTATTGGTAACCTAACATCAATTATAGATAAGTTTGGACAATCTGGTTTTGCTGGATTAGTCGCCTTATTGGTGTTGGTGGGTTTATTTCGTAAGTAATACCCTTTAGGGAATACGTAAAAGGGGATTCATTTTTAAGAATCCCCTTTTTTGTGCCTTATATTTTAAAGTATATTCTAAAAAATAGAACCTGTATTACTTGTATCTATTTGTCCGTATGAAAAAAAATCATTATAAAGAGTACTTTGAATTCGTTTCATCATATTAACTACTCTTGTAATGTGCTGTGTATTTGTTCCAGTCATTTCTCGAATCAAAATATAAAGTGCTTTCTTATTGAAATTTTCTATATCCTTTCTTCGTCTAAATAATTCCAATACCGCGTCTGCTATATTCACATCTTTCTGTCTTTTAAAAACATTATTCAAATTATTATCCCAATAATCTAACATTTGATAAACAAACTCTTTGTGCATATCTATACCTTCTTGTAATGACGATTCCGCATCTACATTTCTTCCATAATCCAATCTATCCACAGGTCCATGTGTTTTATATTTTTTATAATTGTTATTGTTGTGTAAAATCAAATAGTTCTTTGCAACAATACTAAAATAAGAAAACGCTTTACCTTTACCAGATTTGAACTTATGTATATTCATAACAAGAAAGGATACTACTTCATGTTTTACATCTTCACTTGGAACATCAAAATAATAAAACTTAAATGTATGAATAATATTCTCTACAAGTTTATCAAATGGATAAGCTATATGATCATTATAAATCCTATTTCTAATAACCGGATCCTCACTATTATTATATCTAACAATTGCATCTTCTGTTTCTTGAGTAAAATACATATTCTTTTTAGATTTTTTTCTTGCCATTTTATTCTTCCTCCAATATTTGTTCACCTAAAGATCCTGTTAATTCATTAATTACGTCTTTTATTCCTTCAAATATACTTCCAATTTCATCGTCTGCTTCAAAATGTCCTGTGGAATCAATTGTCTGCAAATTATTGCTAGTTTCCATTATTCTACTAGTAAATTCTTCCATCCAAGTTTCTAATAATTCGACTTTACGAATTAAATTCCAAATTACATAACTACAGACTCCAAGTAAAATTATAAATATTCCAATTAATGTTTCTAATATCATTTCTTCTCTCCAAAAAGTTCTTCAAATAAATCTTGACTTCTTTTTTGAAGTTCATTATCTACTTTCTTTTTTTCTTTCGGTACTTTAATTGCTTCTTGAACTCTTTCTCTAACTACTCTATCTTCTTCTTCCTCTTCTCTTTTCCACTCATCATATTCTGCTCGTGTAGCCATACTATCCGCCCAATGTAATATATGACCAATATTAGAACGTAATTGATATTCTGGTATGTACGATTTAAAATATTTCACATTTGCATCATCATACATTCCATCAGCCAATTTAATTCCCATAGTTTCATTTACAGTACATTGAACTCCAAAATATTGAAGTAACCACAATGCTCTATCTGGAACTGCCATATAAGCAAGTTCAGGATTGTGAGTAAAGATTTCTCCTCTATTTTTTACATGCCAATCACTTTCTTGTGGAATATAATAATCATATTCTAAATCACCAATCTTACCTAAATCATGATGAAGTGCAGCAAATATCAATTCTTCATCTGTATAGTTTTTTGTTCCACCTACTTCTACAAGTAAGTCAGATACTTTCTGTGTCATCTTTACAACATGAAGAATGTGTTTCACATATCCACCTGAATGAGCATAATGAAAATGTTCTTTACCACTTGCAGGAGCCATACACATTCTATCTTCAAAGTAATCATACATCTCACGTAATTTAGTATGTCTTTCATCATCATCAGTATCTACAAATGTATCATCTACAATCTGAATTAACTTATTCCAATTATCTTGGATTTGTTCTGGTGTTAATGTTTTCATTAATCAATCTCCATTGTTTAATTTTTCGTTTAATTTTTTATTAAATAATTTTTCATAATATTCTAAAGATTTTGTTA